GTCTTTGAATAGGATCTGAGATTGAGTCTAATCTTCCATTTTGTAGTACAGAAAAATACATGTCTGGGTTCTTAATAAATCCATATTGCATCAAAGTATCTGCAATCTGAATCTTACCTGCCGTTGTCTTGCTCAAAGGATTTCCCATGTCTACAATTACTCTTTGAACATTCTCTAAGTCAGTGCCTTTAAATTCCTTCATATATGGTGTGTTCATTTTGCCGACTATCGTTGCCACTCTCGGAACTGCAGCATAAGATTTGAGCATGTCAATTATTGCTGTTCCACTGTCTTCTAGCAACTGGACATATCTTTGCTGTGTAAGTTGTAAAAATTGTATTGCCTGACTTGCCACCAATGCCAAAGCAGCACCTGACTTTAAGCTTGCTTCTGGATTTCCTCTCACTACTGAGTTGATACCTGAAATTGATTCCATCTCATTGACTAGCTCTTTGTATCGGTTAAATATCTCTACAGGAGTTGCAGTCAAGTTCATTGGTTCTGGCTTGCCCATCTTAGGATCATACTGGACGATATTCAATCCTCCTGATAGTTCCTCCACATCCAAGTTTGATCCTCTCGGGACCAAAACATTTTGTACTCCAAAAGCTTCTTGGTTGGTTTGGATTGTAGATGCTAATCCATCAACCGCCCTCTGAATAGGAAGCATATCAAAACTTACTGAGTAACCAAAAGGACTGGCATATATTGACCCGGGATGAAGGGCATAGACTGGTATCTCTGGATAAGGAAGATCTGAGTCAAACAATACAGTACCTCCTTCTATAAATTCTGAGTATCTACCATTGGGAACAGATTGTGTTTTGTCGTGATAGAATCTATATAAAGGAATCAAATCTGAATCCGTGATCCGATAGAAATCAAGAAAGTCATTCTTAAGATTTCCTGCCGTCATCTCTGAATTAATAATGTCGGTCTCAAAGTCTGGATACTTTTTTGCCAGTTCATACTTATTCACAAACTCTCTGACTATCAAGTATTGCCTATCTTCAAACTTTCTGAGATAAGGATGTCTAATAATATCAATTCCAGAACAAGAAGTAAATTTAATGTCACCTTCCTTTATTGGTTCATTGTTTTGTCCTACACCGTATTCCCTTCCTAGTGCTACATCCCAATTTAATACAATATAACCTTCACCCGACCATATAGCAAACTCGACCGCATCCGCAACATATCTTTCTAGTCGTTTCTCTCTCATGTAGTAATCAAGTAGACCTTGTGCAAGTTTGGTTTGTGCTTGGCTTGAATAATCATTGTTGATTGCCCTTGCATCGAATGTCGGTCTTTGTGATACTGTGATAGATAGGATAGCTTGAAGGATTGATCTATAATGATTTACGAACAAGAAAGAATATTCTCCTGCATCTCCACCTCTGACTGTATCGCCTAAGTGATAGCCTGCTCTAAAGTATTGCCGATATGATTTTCGCCACAAGTCAAGCATACCGTTGATACGCACATATTGATAATAATCATCCACTTTCTTTTGGAGTTCTCCACCGATCTCATCAACTGTGAGATTAGCAAAGTAGGTTGCATCTGAACTTAATTTTGTTTTAACTAACATTATCTTTTAAACATCCTTTTCAAATTTGATTTCTCACTCGACTCTTTCTCGAAATTAATATAATGAGTGCTAGGTAAAGCTGTACTTGTAATCGGTATCGGATTAGAATATTGATCTATATTACGTACCATATAAATCAAACTAGCCAATGCATCAAAGTGACCGTACATGTCTGACACATCGAATTGATTTCTCTGCTTGTTCCAAATCCCTGCTCTAAGACATCCTATAAGTTCTTGGCAATTCTCCGAGACATACAATCTTCCTTGTGCTACAAAGACCCGTAACTCATTCACCATTGCAAGCAAAGTATCCTTGCTAGTTGGAGCAAAGTGGACACCGTGCATGAGAGACATGTCCTGTAATAAGATCACATTGTTATTATCTGCAATCCTTCTGGGTTCTGCCATTCCTCTAAATAACTCTTCCTCTTTTGCTTGGATCGTTCTCGCTATGAGATCGGTTGTAGTATTCTGTCCTGTCAAGATTGACTCATCTACTACTTGTAGTATAGACTTTTTAAAGTCATAGTATCCATACAAGATTGCTGTCTTGTGTCTTCCTCCGATATCCATCGAAATATAATTCTGGTAGTACATTCTCCATGCGTCTGGCTCAATCTCTCCCACATAGGAATCATTCCACTCTGGGACCACAACAGACATCTCATCCACTACAAACTCACATAGGTATTCTCTTTTCCAGGTAGATGAATTGACTCCACCTGCCTCACTGCAATACAAATCCACTGTCTCTTGTTTAAGACTCTGATTGTCATAGATAGTAAATTTACTATAGTAGTTTCCCCAAATAGCCTCTTGGCATAGTCTCGGAAAATAATGTGCAGGTGTTCTTGGAGGAGTGCTTGAAATAATCGTCCTTCCTCCTGTGGTCAATGTCTGTGGCATGAGGATATCCTTTAAGACATACTCTAGATCCGAGATACTGCCTGCCTCATCAATGAGATTAAGATCTGATCTATGCCCTCTTAAGTTTTCCGCATTGTTGTTGTCGCATCCTGCTATGTGTATTTCACTCCCATTGTTGAAAACATATTTAGAGTCTTGAGTTTTGAATGTCGGTTTGTACTTGTCTGGGCAATCATGTAGTATTTCAATCATAATTGGTTGTATGATTTCTTTCAATTGCTTCTGAGTTGGTGCTGCAAATCTTATAAGTTTATTGGGACTTTGCAGTGCTTGTTCGATTGCAAGTAAGCAAAGGATGAATGACTTTCCAAATCTCCGAGTACAGTTTATGACGTGCTTAATAGAATTAGATCCCTTAATGCTATCATACAATTTAATCTGATAAGGCAATAGCTTGTAGTACAAATCTCCCTGCTCCCACGATTCCAGGATGAGTTCATTGTATAGCAGTCTTTCATGTGAGATGGCGTTCAAATTACATCCTTGATTGCTGATATCAAATAATCACATTGCATCTTTACTACCAAAGCATGTATCTGAATGTGATATAGTTGTCCAATAAGATGATGATTATCTAAAGTAAGATTCTCCCAGCACCTATCATCAAAGACTTGTCTTTTTAGTTTGTCATAGTCTACTAGTAAACAATCTAATTGGTATTCTATATCGTATTTCATCCGTTATTGCTTCCCATCTCGGATCTTAACTTGTCTATCAACATCCTTCTATCCTCTGGACTCAACTTCTCTCCACTCGTGATCGACTCACCTTTGGAAGTGACATCCAGACCATCTATGATCTTGCCATGTCCTGAATCCATTAACTCTTTGAATGCAGGGACATCTCCTTTAAGTGCCTTGCCGATTAGAGATATAACAAGATGGTCTTGAATCTGGAGTGTTTCGGTTTGTCCTGTGATCGGGTTTACTTTTTTGTAAGTAGCTTCCAGCCATTCACGGACTATTGTAGATCGGTTGCGAACTCCTTTAGGTCTGCCATTTGGATTGTGACTTGGTTCTCCCGCTTTTTGTGGCTTTAAGTTATGTATATTATACTTTTTCTTTTCTTGATTATTTGTTGGTTTTTTAGGCTTGCTCATGTGATTGAACCCTCTTCAATAAATGCTTTTAAAGGGTAAAAAATTAAGCTATTCCTATACCCACCTTCATGAGTCGGGATTATAGGAGTTACTCCATGCATATTTTTCCATGCTGGGTAAACAAGAATTGAATTATCTTTTTGCCCTATAGTAGCATTATAATCAGGGATATGTAAATCCCCCCCGTTAGAATTATTCTTTTTACATATAATTACGTTTACCGCCCCTATTATATTGCCAGTGTCGATATGAAATGGAGCCGATATGTTGTAGTTAGAAATACTACTAGTGAATAAATTTCCAAATTTCCATTTACTTGGAACAGATTTAAATATTTTATTTTGTATTTCATATTGAATTGGTAAGATTTCTTTTATCAATTTTTCACTTTCTATGGCTAACATCAACATAGATTTTATAAAATTTCTTGCAGATTTAACAGTATGAACTGATGATATTTGACAATATGATCTTTTAAAAGCTGGTTTTGGCGGTATAGAGCCTATAATAGCACTCATTTGTTTTACTGAAGATTCTCCTCTTTTTCCATTTTTTTTATATCCCTGTATAATACCATCCATTCTATTTAAAACAGTTTTCGGAACATTGTTACTTTTAAATTCAGCATTTGCTAAATCAGCTATTTTGCACATTTTATCTGGCATTTTGTTAATATAAAATCCTATCGGAACTTCATTATCAAAAAAAATACAATCGTCAATAATATTAGGTTCAATATATGGACATTTATCACCTATTTTATAATTATGTTTTATTGATATTAAGTCTATTCTTTTCATTTTACTGTTTTTTTATAATTTAAAGCTAATGATTTTATATCTGTTTTCATATCAATTCTATTTCCCTTTTTTTTTAAAGTAACATATGGGTGCCATTCGTAGCACATTTTTTTTGCACTATATTCATCTTTTTTATTTTTATATTCATTTTGAAGACCCCCGATATTAGAACCAACATCGGGACAAGAAAACCAATAATGATTAAATCTTAAAATTCCATTGCCATTTTTAATAGTTTGTAGTGCAAAATCTCTATCTTCTTTTGTGTTAAATTCAGATCTATAACCCCAATTTATTTTAGATACATTTATTAATACGCAAACTTCCGCAAATTTTTTGTTTATGGAATAACTTTTTTTTTCATGCCAAGCGTGTTGCGTATAATTTATACCAATTAATTCAAAAGGAAGTTTTTTAGCTTTATCATATATTTCATACCAAATAGAAGCAGTTTTTTTTATTGTTTTCCCGTTATAAATACCAAATGAATTTACGTCATCGTCGCACACTAAAATCCAATCATAATTATTTTTTCGTGCATAGTTAAGCATAAAGTTTCTTACATATGCTATACCTTTATCATTTTCTAATATTGATATTTTATTAGGAACTTTATAAATATCTAATTCTTTTGGCTCAATAAAATGTAATGCTTTTATCCCAGCTTCTTCAAATAGTTTATAAGTTTTTGTTTGTGGTCTTGATTTTGTTGGAATAAAACAAATCATAATTTATCTTTTTCGGCTTTTAAATGTTCAATTATCATTTTTCCAACATAAATATTTTTATCTCTATAGTATTTAACTAAAGAAAATGCATTATCATAATCATCAATTTCAAATTCTATTTGTATAGCTTTCCTTGTTCCATTATTCATATCCTCTAATTGACTATCTATGTCTTTGTTATCATCCAATATAGAATAATCAGGCTCAACGTCAAAATTAGGAAGCGTTAATCCCCAATCATCTAGCTCCTTATAGTCCCACTCATTCGCCAGCATAGCCCAATCCCACTCACCAAATCCAACATTATCTTTGATAATAAATTCCCTTTGCTGTTCCTCTGTGAGATCATCTGCGAATATTACATGCACTTTCTTGATGCCTGCTTCCTTGCAAGCTTTTAGTCTCATGTTACCACCTAAGACAATCATATCCTTGTTAACTACAATCGGTCGTATTTCAAGCATCCTCGGAAAAGTCTTAATTGATTCCACTAGTTTATGGAATTTATCATCCTTAATAATTCTCGGATTGTTAGGATTAGATTTTATTTCCGAAAGGTTTACTTCTGTACTATTCATTTTGTTATCTCACTGACTGGCTTACTTGTCCACATCCTACAAGACCAATACTTAGGAGATGTCCTGTCCTTAGCATCATCGCATCCATGCCGAGATCTAAATGCCGTTTTCCTCTCTGGACTGTCTCGCTTGATCTCCATGTTCGGATCTCCAAAAGTAACTTTCAAAATCTTTCCCGTCTTCTTTGACTTCACATAAACACCAAACTTCTTTCCAGATCCAGAAGGTAGCCTGAAAGGTTTATTCAAAAGTTTATCCATCTCGCCTCCGCATTCCCTGTGCCACTCTGATACTGGATATTTGATCTTCCAATTCTCGGATTTTCTTTTCCATCTGTGCTAGTTCTGAAACTTCTTTAAATGTAATATTATTATCTGGATGATAAATCTTATACCAATACAAAATTCCAATTATAATCTCTGTAGATATAATCACCAAAGCAATAGAAAAATATAACATAATTAATCCATATCATGATTATCAATTAAGTCAATCACTAATTTTATTGCTACCTTACTCTTACTCTCTACAATATGACCGTCTTCTTTCATTCCACATCTTTTTAGCCAATCTATCGCCCTGGTATTGTTGCTGTACAGATAACAAGTAAAACCATCTTTCCCTTGTGTTATCGAATTCCAGAACCGTATTAAATTCTCCTTTGTCCGCTTCTCAGGATGCAATCCAAAAGAATACAATACCCACTCACTATGAGCATAGATCCAAACAATGAAAAACTTGTGATGGTTATCTACCATATAATAAGACTTTGGATATTCTCGCAAAGCATCCTGAATGCGTTTAAGAATCTTGACCGATATCTTATTGTTATCAAATACAAATTCAGGATCACAATATTTATACAATTCCTTGTCACTGGTAAATATATCTAATATTAAATGGGCTTCATTCGTTTCCATGTATTATCCTATCCAATGTTGTCTTGACA